ACCGGTTCGTCGCATGGCTAAAGGCGGAGAAGTAAAGTCTGGGGGTAAAATATGCCCCGCAGGTAAGGCTTGGGCAAAACGCACCTTTGATACCTATCCGAGTGCGTATGCAAACATGGCCGCGTCTAAATATTGCAAAGATCCTAATTACGCTAAGAAATCTAAGAAGAAAAAGTAATGGGACAGCTAAAAGAGTGGCGAGATCAAAAGTGGGTACGGATCGATAGCTCTGGCAACATTGTTGGAGAGTGCGGTACGTCAAAAAATAAAAAGAACCCTGATCGGTGTTTACCTGCCGCCAAAGCTCGTAGTTTAAGCAAGTCTGAACGAGCCGCTACCGCAAAGAAAAAGAAAAGAGAAGGCGCTAAAGGCAAGCAAGTTGTAAAAAATACAAAGAAAGCTGAGGTAAAAATGGCCCTTGGCGGGGCTGTTCGTCGAAACCACAAAGGGTGTGGGGCAGTCATGAACGAGCGTCGGAAGAAAACAGGGTACAGTTAATGCAGTTGGAAGAACAGATCATACAAGAGATAAAGGAATGGTCTGCTCATGCGTTAGAACAACCTTCCGAGTATTTTGCTGATATGCCTCCTTGTCCTTTTGCAAAGCGTGCATGGGCGGACAACAAAGTGACTATTTCGTTTAAATACGATGGTCACATGCAGGATTTGTACAGTGCGATCTCTCAGTTTGAGGATGAGTTTGATCTGCACATTATTGTAGATTTAGCTTTTGAAGAAGATCCGGAAGAATTTCAGGATTACTTGTATCAGATAAACGAAGCTATCTCAGATGGCTTATTTATCGACAAAGACATCTGGTTAATGGGTTTTCATCCACACGATGAGCCTAACGAACTTATCGACGATCAGTCTTTTACTCCGCTGGTCGATATGGAGTACGCGATGATATTTGTTCAGCGTTTGACGAAGGTACAAGCGGCAGCGGACAAATTGAAAGCAAAGGGGTATTATGATAAGTATCTGGGCGAATACGATGCAGAGCATTTATTTCAACAGAGACGTGATTTGTACGAACGGTTAATGGAGTCAGAAAATGGCGATGAAACCTAAGAAAATGATGCGTGGCGGTCCCGTAAAGAAAATGCGCGGTGGCGGCATGGTAGAAAAGAAAATGAAATCAGGTGGTGCGGCAGGAATGTCTGTAGCTGATCTTCGTAAAATGGCCAAAGAAAAAGGCTACAAACTGGTTAAAGGCTAATGGCTACTTCAGGATCTACGGATTTTGAACTCGATGTAGCCGATTACATCGAGGAAGCATTTGAGCGTTGCGGTCTTGAGGTTCGTACTGGGTATGACCTTAAAACTGCAAGGCGTTCGCTTAACCTAATGTTGGCCGAGTGGGCGAACCGTGGGCTGAATCAGTGGACTATTGAGCAAAGAACGTTCACTGTAACGCAAGGCGACTCAGAAACGAACTTAGGCACGGATGTCATTGACATTCTTTCTGTTGTTGTTCGTCGAAGCAGTACAGATTATGCCCTAGAGCGCGTCAGTCGGGATGAGTTTTTGAACATCCCGAATAAAACAACGCAAGGACGTCCAACTCAATTCTTTTTAGACCGTCAAATTACGCCAAACCTAAAAATTTGGCCTGCGCCTGAAAACAGTACGGACGTCATTATTTATGACGCGCTTACTCGAATTGAAGATGCGGATACTCAAACAAACACGATAGAAGTTCCTTTTCGTTTTTATCCTTGCCTCACGGCAGGACTCGCATATTACATTGCGTTGAAAAGAGCACCGCAAAGAATTCAGTTACTTAAAGCTGTTTACGAAGAAGAGATCGAGCGGGCAATGATCGAGGATCGAGATCGAGCGTCGTTTAACGTTGTTCCGCAATACGAATATTTTAGGACAAGCTAATGTCTAAGTTTGCTCAAGGCAAATTTGCGTATGCAACCTCAGATCGTTCCGGGGTTCGCTACAAATACAAAGACATGCGTCGGGAGTGGAACGGCTTGCTTGTTGGAAAAGATGAGTTTGAGCCAAAACATCCTCAGCTTGGCCCTTTTCGTAAGGTTGTGGATGCCCAAGCCTTAAAAGATGCTCGGCCTGATAGGGTCGAGCCTTACACCGTTTATGTGGGTGTTCCTACAGTGGAGAATCCCAATTCACGTCCACCCGCCGGGTTTGGACAGGTTGGGCGTGTACAGGTGACAACGACATGAGTTTTACATACGCGCAGTTAAAACAAGCCATTCAAGATTACACGGAAAATGATGAAACTACGTTTGTAGCAAATCTTCCTATCTTTATTCGAGCGGCTGAAGAGCGGATCCTAAAAACAATTCAATTGAATTTGTTTCGTAAAAACGTGTCTGCCGCGTTTACAGCCTCGGATCAATACTTGGCGGCACCTTCCGATTTTCTTTCACCGTTTTCGTTGTCCTATACCGACGGCAACGGAGACAAAAATTTTCTTTTGTTTAAGGATGTCAACTTTATTCAAGAATTCAATCCGGACGCCACTACAACAGGGGCTCCGAGATATTACGCCGTATTTGATATAAATAATTTTATCATCGGTCCTACACCTGACAGCGCTTATGCTGTTGAACTGCATTATTATTATCGTCCAGCAAGTCTTACGGCTGGTGCAGAGGATGCAACAACGTGGCTATCCGAAAACGCCACGCTTTGCATGTTGTACGGATCGTTAATCGAAGCGTATACCTTTATGAAAGGTGAAACAGATCTGATACAAAACTATAATCAGCGTTTTGTTGAAGCCGCTGGAAGCTTGAAGTTACTGGGTGAAGCAAAAGAACCAACTCAAGAGTACACAGCAGGTAGAGTCGTAAGGCCGAAACAATGATGCAGGTTAATGTACACACAACGTCCGGACGGGGATTTACTCCTGAAGAAATCGCCGAGCGGTGCGTAGACAAAATCATCCACATTTCGGATGCGGCGGATCCAATGATCCAACAACAAGCAAGAGCATTTCGTAAACAAGTCGTGGCCGTCGTGACAAAGCATTTGAAAGATGCGGTACAAAGCGACAGAACAACAGTTTACAATGCGTTAGTAGATGCGGGTAAACCCCAACTCGCAGAACTCATTAGGAGACTATGACATGGCATTTGATGGCAGCAACTACATGATGACTTCTTTTAAGAAGGAACTCATGTTCGGAGCACACGACTTCGATTCAAGCACCGGCGACACGTTCAAGTTGGCGCTTTACACCAACTCAGCGGATGGTACCGATTTCGGTGGTTCAACTACTGATATGGACGAAACCATTACAGCGTACAACGCAACTAACGAAGTTGGTAACTCAGGAACGTATTCCGCGGGCGGCGGTACGTTGACTCCGGTTGATCCAACAACGTCAGGAACCACGGCTTTTGTTGATTTTGCAGACTTGACGTTTACTTCTGCAACAATCACGGCCCGCGGTGCAGTTGTTTACAACAGCACTCCAAACACCACGTCTATTTCGCTGACAAACCCAGCGGTTTTGGTATTGGATTTTGGAGCGGATAAAACATCCACGGCAGGGGATTTCTCAATTGTTTTCCCAACAGCCGATGCGAGTAACGCGATTATTCGGATTGCCTAATGACTGATGTCGTCGTCCCCTTAACCGGATGGGGTCGGGCAGGTTTTGGTGAACTTGCATGGGGCGAGGGCAGTGTTGTTGTGCCTGCGGGAACCGGACAAGTTGGTTCGGTTACCGTTACAGGCGATGCTGAAGTACCGGCAACCGGTTTAAGTGCAACAAGTGCAGTAGGATCGGTTACGGTTACCGCAGATGCTAACGCGTCTGTTTCTGGCGTTTCTGCGACAAGCGCCGTTGGCAATGTTTTCTTATTTAACAACGGTTTAACAGCCACTGGATCAGCCGGATCTGTCACAACAAGTGCGGATGCCAATGTATCTGTTTCGGGCGTATCCACAGGAACGTTCGTTGGGCTTGTTACCGCAACCGGTGATGCCAATGTCCCAGAGACAGGATTATCTGCGACAGGTCAAGTTGATTCGGTTACAATTATTACTCGAACAGATGTTTCAGTAACAGGCGTCGCGGCTACCGGAACAGTAGGAACGGTCACAACAAGTGCGGGTGCCGATGTGAGTGTCACAGGCGTTTCTGCTTCTGGGGCTGTTGGAAATGTGTTAATTTGGGGCAAAATAACCCCTAATCCGGGTACCGTCTGGACCGAGATAGCGGCATAGAGGATTTATTAGATGGCGAGCACTTACACCACAAACCTTGGTATCGAAAAGATTGCCACTGGTGAACAGTCTGGAACTTGGGGCGACACTACAAATACCAACCTTGATCTTCTTGATGAAGCCATCAACGGGATAATCACGATTACGGCAGCCTCTGCTGGATCATCTGGTTCTCCAAATACATTGCCAATCACAGACGGCTCATCTTCAAACGGTCGAAACAAGTTTATTGAAATTACCGACGGCGGTGACTTAGGTGGGGACGTGTTTTATCAGCTTACGCCAAATGACGCTGAAAAGATTCTGTTTGTCCGCAATAACCTGACAACACAAGACTTAATCCTTTTCCAAGGCACATACAACGCATCAAACGATATTGTCATTCCAAACGGCAAAGACATGCTTGTTAAGTTTGATGGCGCAGGTGCTTCTGCAACTGTAACCGACGTATTCAACGATTTGAATGTCACAGGGTTTACGTCTAGTTCAGTGGACATTAACGGCGGAGCGATTGACGGAACCAATATTGGTTCGGCTTCTGCTGGAACAGGCAACTTTTCTACTTTATCAATTGGTGGCTCCGCGGTTACATCAACAGCCGCTGAACTTAACTTAAACGACGGTGCAACGGCTGGAACAGTCGTCAACAGCAAAACAGTTGTTTATGGTGCGTCGGGTGAAGTCAACGCAACGACATTGCAGATTGGTGGATCATCAATTACATCCACAGCCGCAGAACTCAATATTCTGGACGGTGTAACGGCTACTTTTACAGAACTCAACTACAACGACATCACAACGCTTGGCACATCAGAAGCGAGCAAGGTTGTCACAGCCGATGCGAATGGTGACATCACCATTGCCGGTGCGAACTACAATGTCGTGTGGGACAAGTCAGCCGATGCCCTAGAGTTTGGTGATAACGCTAAAGCGGTGTTTGGTGCTGGCGATGACCTTCAGATTTATCATGATGGTTCAAACAGTCAAATTAGAGATTTAGGAACTGGCGATTTATATATTCAAGCAAGTGCTGCGGTTAATTTTACAAACACTAACGCATCTGAAACGTACGCTGTTTTAAATGAGAATGGTGCAGTAACGCTGTATTACGACAACAACGCTAAAATTGCCACAACCTCATCAGGCATTGACGTCACCGGCACAGCAGTTACAGACGGGTTGACTGTTGCTGGTACTTCCCTTGTCCAGCAAACCAAAGAAAAGATGACCATTTCCGCAACTGCGGCAACTGGTACGATTAACTACGATGCTCTGACTCAAGCGGTTTTGTATTACACAACTGATGCTTCTGCGAACTGGACAGTAAATGTGCGTGGCGATGGATCGAATACACTCAATTCAATCATGTCGATTGGTGAAGCATTGACGGTTGTATTCTTGGTCACTCAAGGATCGACAGCATATTACAACTCAGCGTTTCAGGTGGATGGGTCTTCAGTCACACCGAACTGGCAGGGAGGATCTGCGCCAACAGAGGGTACCGCAAGCGGAATTGATGCGTATACTTACAACATCATTAAGACCGGCGATGCCGCATTTACTGTTTTAGCTTCAGTCGTGGACTTCTCATAACATGCCAGTTATATCAAGACTAGCCGCCGCAGTTGCCTCAGCCTATGGTT